TCTACAAGTTGTAGGAATTCCAACAGAAGACCTAACAGCTTAACAACAACCAAAGAACAGGGGCACACAAATGCTTAAATTAAAAATACGTTGGGAATTAGAAACAGGTGAAGTTTATGAAGAGTGGACTAGACCTAATGAACTTGCCCAAGCAGAAAAAGACCTTTACAACAATCGTTCGATTATTAAAATTCTTACTGAAGAAAGCAGTCCAAGTAATCAACTTCTTTTATTCTTGGGTCACAAAATTCAACAACGTGTCACAAAAAAAGTTGAAAGTATTGACACTTGGAAACCAAAAGTGGTCGATATTGCAGCTGTTGATTTTGAGACAGCAAATTTTACCAAGCCCGTTCAGTCGGGCGAATAGCAGTCGAGTTAGCAATAGCGACTGGTATAACACCAGATTATTGGCTCAATGCAGATCCAGATATTTGGGCTACAGCTATAGATATATTAAACGAGCGCAATAATGGCTAAAGCAATTAGTCTTGTTCCAGTTGATAGAGAATATAAATCTTTACTTCGTGCGTTTGGCAAAATGGACGATATTGCAAAGAATGATATGAAAAAGATTGCACAAGATTTAGCAGAACGTGGCGCTGCTTATGCTGAGGGTTCTGCTTCACGTGCACCATATAATCCAAAACAAGCTGTTGCAGTTGCACAATCTATTAAAGTTTCTAAATCAGATAAAGCACCTTCGTTTAGTATTGGTGGTCGTCAAAAAGTTGGTGCTAGTGCTTTTAGTGCTGGATATGTAATAATGGGTTCAGAGTTTGGATCTAAACAGTACAAGCAGTTTCCTAGACGTTCACCTTCTCAGGGCAAAGGTAATCGTGGTTGGTGGTTGTATCCTGCTATGTCTAGATTTCAACCAACTATTGCAAGAGAATGGTTAGCAGGTTATGAAAAAGTTAGAGACGCTTGGACAGGTAGAGTTTAATGGCTGATATTAGAACACTTAAATTAGCGTTACTTGCTGACACTAAAAACTTTATTGACGGCTTAGATAAAGCCGATAAAGAAACACGAACTTTTACTAATAAACTTGATGACGCATTAAAAGCTGGTGCTGCTGCATTTTTAGCAGTTGGCGCAGCTGCTGGCGCTATGGCAGTCAAAATAGGTGTAGACGCTGTTAAAGCCGCTATAGAAGATGAGAAAGCCCAATTAAGTCTTGCTCAAACTCTACGTAACACAACTAAAGCCACAGACGCACAAATTAAAGCCACAGAAGATTATATTGACAAAACAGCACGTGCCACAGGTGTAACAGACGACCAATTACGTCCAAGCCTTGACAGACTTGTTAGATCAACAAACGACATAACTAAAGCACAAAAACTACAACAATTAGCACTTGACATTAGTGCAGGCACAGGCAAAGACCTTGCCACAATCACCGAAGGCTTAGGTAAAGCCTACGACGGCAACCTTGGTGCACTTAAACGACTCGGTGTCTCATTAGATGATTCAATTATTAAATCTAAAGACTTTGACGCAGCTGTAAAAGTATTATCAGAAACTTTTGCTGGTCAAGCAGACATAGCCGCTAATTCTTTTGCTGGAAGAATGGCAAGAGTAAACATAGCCCTTGATGAATCTAAAGAACAAATAGGGTTTGCTTTATTGCCTATTCTTGAAAAACTTGCAACGTTTCTAACAGATGAAATTATTCCTGTTGTTGAACAATTTGTTAATGGTTTAACAGGAGCAGGTAAACAATCATTAACTAGAGCATTTTATGACGTTGGAACAGGTGCAATAACTTTTGGTTACGACCTAGATAATGCTAAAGGTTCAGCCTACTTACTTGGTGAAGAAATAAGATTAGTTGCAATTAAGGTTGGCAATTTTGTAGATCAACTTACGGGTGCAGCAAACGATAAAGGTTTACAAGCCTTTTTAGACAAAATACTTCAAATTATTGCTGCAATTGAAACTGCTATAAATACTTATAATCGTTTACCTGATGTTGGTAAACTTCTTGTAAACCCAGCACCACAATTATTAAGTTTGTCTCCAGCTGTTAAACAAGCCACAGGTTCAGTAGTCAATATCTACAACAACATTAAAAGTGCTGTAGATCCACAAAAAACAGCTAGAGATTTAGTAAAAGTTCAAAACACCGCACTTGCAACAACAGGTTTAAGAGCCTTTGCAAACTAATGACGATTTACACACCAACCTACCGAATAACTATTGCAGGTGTTGTACAAACTTCTACAACTCTTGAAGATGCAACTATTACTTATGGTCGTAATGATTTCTTTGAAGCAACACAACCCAGCTACTGTAACTTAGAATTATTAAACCTTGACGGCACAAGTCCAACAGTTGAACTGTTAGACACAATACTTATTGAAGTTACTAACTCAGCAGGTACTTATGTCAAACTATTTACAGGTGAAGTTTCAGGTGTTTATAACAGATTTGCAGGTGCAGGTTTAGGTGGTCAACCTAACACATTACAAATACAAGCTGTAGGTGCTCTTGGTTTACTTGTAAAACGTTACGCTGGATCAGTTGCTTACCCAGAAGAATTAGACGGCGCACGTATTACACGTATTTTAGAAGAAACACTTTATACAGCTTGGGAAGATTTAAGCAACACACTTACTTGGAATGATTTACCTGTTAGTGAAACTTGGGCTAACTATGGTGTACAAGGCATAGACACAATTGACGCTGGACGTTACGAAATGTTAGCCAGAACTGCTTCAGTTGACCAAGCCTACAATTTAACAGACACAACCCAACAATCGGCTTTAGGTTATTTGTATGACACAGCAGATTACAAAATTGGTTATGCAGACGCAGAACGCAGAAGCGCTAACTATGCCACTAACTTGATAGAACTTGACGCTAACCTAGTAAACGCTGACATACAAACAAGACTACAAACAGCAGATATTGTCAATAGTGTGGTCATACAATACGACGACCCTGTTCTTGAAGTTGTAGCACAAAATGATACGTCAATAAACAACTATGGTTTGCTTGAAGAAATTAGATCTACAATACTTGCTCAAACAGTTGACGCAACAGAACAAGCCACAAACTTTGTTAACTACCGAGGAACACCCAAAGTTTCACTAGAAGAAGTCACAGTCAATCTTGCCCATTCAGATATGACAAACACAGTTAGAGACGATTTACTAGCTGTGAGTATGGACAGTTTGCTTTACCTAGACAACATTCCAGTAGGTTTAATAACTGAAGGATACTTTGAAGGCTTTGTAGAAGGCTGGACTTGGACATTAGTACGTAATAACCTTGAACTAAGTATGTCTGTTTCTAACTCAATATACTCAACACTTGATGTACAATGGGAAGACTACAACGCTGTAATCCAATGGCAAAACCTTGACAATACAACTACGTGGCTTGACGTTATTTAAGAAAAGGATAAACTAGGAACTATGTCAACAACCTCAGCTTATGGGTGGAATATCCCAGATAATACGGATCTTGTAAAAGACGGCGCTTTAGCCATTAGAACGCTTGGTAACGCTATAGATACCTCAATGAATACAGCTCTTGGTACTAAAAAGGCTGGAATGGTTTTACTGAATACAACTAGTTTTAGTGCAGTAGCCAGTCAATCTGTCACTTCAATTTTTTCTTCTACATATGATAATTATAGAATTATTTATAATTTAACTGGTTCAACTTCTACAAATACTTTAATGAGATTAAGAACTTCAAGTGATGATTCTTCAGCTAGTTATAACAAACAATATTTATATGCTGCATCTACTACTGTTTTAGCAGCTAGAAGTAATGGTCAAACTTCCTGGCTTTTAGGTGACCATGGAACAGATTTAACTTTTAATACAACAGATTTAATTGGTCCAAATTTAGCCCAACCTACAGGTGGATTTCAATTAGCTGGTCAATTATTTGCTTCTGGTTCAAACAATTGGTTTTCTAACGTTTTAGGTCATACTGCTTCTACACAATTTACAGGTTTTACAATTTACCCCGCAAGTGGAACTATTACAGGAACTGTGAGTGTGTATGGCTACAACAAATAAAATTATGGTTGGTATTGATGACGAAGTTATTGAATTAATAGGTGTAGATAAAGAAGCTTTTCTTGCTGACAGAAAAACCACAGCAGATGCACAAGCACTACTTGAAGCCGAGTATAAAGCCAAACAAGATTCACGTGAAAGTGCTATCAAAAAGTTAGCAGAAGTTGCAGGCTTAACTAAAGAAGAATTGGCAAGTATCCTATGAACAACTTAAAAGCAATAGCATCATCTTACGGCAGAGCATTCCTTGCATCAATCATAGCTTGTTACCTTGCAGGTGTTACTGATCCAAAAGCATTACTAGCATCAGGTTTAGCTGCAGTACTTCCACCATTACTTCGTTGGTTAAATCCACAAGACGGCACTTTTGGCTACGTTAAGGTCAAAGACAACAACGAGCACTAATGATAGGTCGTCAAGCTGCTGAAAAGATGCAGCAATGGCATATTGAACGTAAAACAGGCGTTAAAGGCTTATGCCTTAAAACTTGTCGTCTAGCTTGGAATATTCCCGCTAAATATCCTTCTGCAATATCTGCTTGGGACAATACGCCCACAAAGAACAAATTTACTGATCCAATGATGGCGCCTATTGGTGCGACACACTTTTGGAAAGGCGGACGATTCGGACACGTTGCCATTCAAAGCCATAAAACAGGATATATTTGGTCAACCGATATTCCAGACAAGGACTTGATAGGTCTTACTTATTACACAAGTGTAAAAGATAAGTGGGGCTACAAATACCTTGGTTGGACTAACAAACTGAATGGGGTTGATTTGAATGTCTAAACCAAAAGCAAAAAAACAAAGCATTGAACTACCAGACGTAATGGCTACTGAACTTGTAAGAATTGTCAATACAGCTCACGAAGAAGGAAAACTGATCGTTGGTTTTGTTGCTTGCTTGGAACTGTTTGATGGGAAAAAGAAAACTATAAAGATTGTTGCAAATCAAGATATGCCACAACACAACGTATTTGGGATTATTAACTTTGCTGCAGAAAAATACCAGTTCACCATTTCACCAGATGAAGATGAAGATGATGATTTCTATGATCCAAATTGGTTTGACGGACAATGATAAATGAACTTGTTGGCATCATTGGTTTGCTTGTTACTATTCTTGTTTTAACAATTAGAGCAACAGCAGAAATTACTAAAATGAAATCGCAATTGTTTCCTAATGG